GGGAGGCCTGCAGCTGCTGCCGGGTCCTCGCCACCTCGGCGGAGAGCTCCGCCTTGGCGTCGACGAGTCCTGAATAATGCTGCCATAGTACAGCGCCGGCTGCCGCGATTGAAACCCCCAACAACCCCGCCAGTATCAGCCTCGTCGTCAGGCTCACGGCTTGTCCCCCAGCCCGTTCCTGGTCTTGAAGCGAAGCGCCAGGTTGCCGACGAGCAGGACCAGCATGGCCTTCTTGTAGATGCCCTCGTCCACGTAGGGCGCGACCGACGGCATCCAGTCCAGCAGGTCCGGCAGGAAGGCCCACGCGAGTGCGGCCAGCGAGTTGAACCACACGGTCCAGGAGCGAAGCGCCCCGCGCAGCTTCGCCATCATGCCAGCACCCCGCCCTTCTGCACGAACACGGCGCGGAGGTCCGCCATCGCATGCTCGCGCTGGCCGTACCCGGCATTCGGCAGGGACGCCCAGATGTTCCGGCACTTCCGCATGGCCTCGTCGAAGCGGCCCTCGTCGACGTCCGACATGGCGCGCTGCTCGGCGATGAGCTGCAGGGCCCACTGGTCCTGCGAGGCGGGCCCGAAGTCCGGCAGCTTCAGGGACGCCCTGTAGTAGGGCCAGTCGCGCACCAGGAACTGGTAGCGCCCTGACGCAGTGGACTTGAGGCCCTTGTCGTTCACCAGCTTGGCCTGGCGGCCCTTGGCGAACGGGTGCTCCGCGTAGCTGCGGAAGATCTCCGGCCCGTCGACGCCGGACACGACCACGTCGTATCCGCGGTCGCGGGTCAGCCTGCTGGTGGAGGTGCCCTCGGCGTGCGCGAGGGTATCCAGGAAGGCCATCCTGTTGGGGGTAACTACTCTCATGTGTTGGTCCTCAGTATGCGTGGATGCAGAAGAAGTTGCAGGGGTCAAACCGGAAGGGGTCCGGGAAGCGGCAGGCCTCGGCGCAGGCCTCGGTGCAGTCGTAGGCGTCATCGTCCTGTGGCACGAACCAGGCGAGGAAGCCGACGATGAGCTGCCAGTCGTACGGCTGGCCCTCGTGCGCCCGGAACCACCTGGCCGCAAAGCGGGGGTCGCGGTCGGTGTCCTGCAGGTCCCACTTAGCTGGTTCGAGCCGGATGCGCTTGAAGCGCACGCCGCCCCGACGGCCTGGACGGCGCAGTGACCAGAGGGGCATCGGCTCGCTCGCGACCGACGACGCGCACCAGTAGGTGCCGTCGCGTGGCTCGCACGCCCCGTCAGGCATCAAGGCATCCACGCCATCGCCTGGCATGAAGACCACCTCCGTGTGACTGTGAGGCCCGCGGAGGCGGAGGCGGATGAGCCAGTTGGCGATACCCTTGATGCCTGCCTGCGTTCCCTTGTACGAAGCGATCTTCACGGCAACTTCTCCTTTACAGAGTTGCGGCAATTTCCTTGATGCGGTTGATGGTGGCAGTGTAGAGGCTGAGCGCGTCCCCCTCCGTCGTGGCACGCGACACACTGTACTTGGCCATGCGCAGATTGGCCAGCTCGGGCTCTGCAGCCCTGAAGTTCTCCGCCTGTGACAGTATCAAGTCACACGCAGCTGCTGGCAGCATGCCCGACTCGGTGATGAAGCCCTGGAAGTACGGGCCAATTGTGCCGCTGTAGCCTGCATCCTTGTATGCCTGCGCTTCAGCCTCACGGGCCAGGTACTCTCGCGCGAGGATGTTGGGCTTCTCGTAGACCTGGAAGACCAGGCTGTCGATGTCGGCGGCCAGGCGCGCCTTCAGGGTAACTAGGCGGGCCGTAACCTCCGCGCTAGGCAGGTCACTTACAATCCAGGCCTGATGCCAGATGTCATCGACGAGCACTGGGGCTCCTTCGGCCAGCGACTGGGTGGTATGGTTGAAGGCAGGAGAGGCCACCGGCTGAACCTTGGCAAAGCCCTCAAACTCGGTGGCCCCGTCTGTGAATGACGTGTTCGGAAAATGTGCCAACACCATGTTCATGGTGAGGGGATACTCCTGCGTGTCCAGTTTAATGTAGAGCATCACGAGTCCTTAAATTTGTACAGTTAGCGGGTTGAATGCTTGGGCGGTCTGGCTGCAACTGCTGAGCGCAGCGCTACCTGTGCTGTAGCTGGCAACAGCCACTGCATAGCGAGTGATCGTTATTGCCTCACCCGCGTAAGTTGTACCAGTGCTGGCAATAGTGATCGAGCTACCGCCAAGTGAGTACGTGCCGGGAGTTGGCCCGTATATGCTGAGGTACATGGCCCAGCATGGCGAGTTAGTCCCTTGCCCGCCAAGTGTCAGCAGAAGTCTATTGCCCCGTACTGATAGGCTGTGGTACGCTGTATTAGCGCTAGCGTCACTGCTGGAGGTAAAGGTCCACGCTGCCAGAAGATTGAGGTTGTTATCGTACTTGAGCAGCCCAACAACGTTTGCCGAGTTGTTCCACGATGGGGATAGAACCCAGATGTTGTTCTGTGCGTCCACCCCCATGTAGCAGGCTGCGCTGGCATTGCTATTGAAGGTGGCGCGAGCCACTATGTTGAAATTCGAATCCAGTTTTGCAACGCTAGGGTAGAGTAACGACTGTGGGGAATTGTAAATGCGACCGGCAATAAACGTATTGCCGAGGCTGTCGATTGCAATGTCATTCACAGACTCCATGTGAATGGCACTACCATTCGACGTCAGCGTCGCGGCCCACTGGTAACCTGACGTATAAGAGGCTGAAGCCCCCGTGTGCCTCCACAGCGTCCACTTGAACGTGTTTGGGGCTCCGCCAGTAGTGTCTATGAGTTGCCGACCGACAACCAGCATATTGCCAGACAGGTCGTTTATGGCCGCGTAAGTCGTTGCCCCGTTGATGGCAGCAGTATCGAGCATGGTGCTTATATTTACACCATCCCATCTGGCAATCATACCGAAATCACCACTGCTGTAGGATTGCCCAATAAAGCGAATTACCCCCGCGCTGTCAACATGGATTCCTAGCGGTGCATGGGAGTAGCTGCTGTATAGAACTGGTGACGTCACCAGTAAATTCCCAGTACTGGCGTCAAGTGTTGTGACCAGATAACCATCGTATCCGCTAGGGGTGTTGTTACCGTCAATCTTCCACATAATGTACACCTTCTGCCCGTCGGCAGACTCTGTGATGCCCCTGGCGTACAGCGTACTACCCCTCCAGATGCTGTTAGTCCAGAGCTGCTTGCCGTATCGGTCAAACTTGGTGACGGCCCCGTACTTAGGGTCGGTGAAGACGCCAGTGCTGTCTGCGAAGTACAGGTCACCAAATTTACCAATGAGCGGCACTCGGCCGACGATGGGTGAGGTGGTGTATGGCAGCGGGAACTTGAAAAGTATGTTGGGGATATTCTTTGTTATCCCCATCATCATGTGCTCGATTGTCATAATAGCTCTTCCCTAGTAAGACTGCCCAACAATCTGCGCAGACCAGCTGGCACCGGCGTCGTAGGTGTACAGGACGAAGGTGTCCCTCTTGCCGTTGGTGGCAGTAAGGACAGGCAGGATATTGCCAGCCCATTTCACGGTGACCCCATTGATCGTCCACGTAACTGATCGGGCCGTGCCATCGGCCACCAGCTCCAGGATGAAGCCATACATCAGGCCGGTGGCAGGTAGCCCAGTCATCGTGAAGCTGGTTATGTTCGCGTTGAGGGCAACGACGAAGATGTTTGCAGAGCGTGCCTCCATGGTAAGCACGTTGGACACGATGGCAGCCGTCGCCTTCAGCTCGCGGAGGGCCGTAGCCTGGAGGGTCCAGTTGGCTGCATCGCTGGCCGGGTCCGTCGTGCTCACACCGCTTGTTCCAGTGCGGCGATACGTCAGGCCATTGGTAGGGCTCCAGGCGCACACGTTCTGGTTGTACGTGGTGCCCGATACCCACTTGGTGATACCGCCAACGGCGGCTGCGGCCGTGGCGTTCGCCGCGGCTGTGGTAGCGCCATCCGCCGCTGCCGCTGCCGAGGCCGCAGCGTCCAGGGCATTGGAGTAAACCCCTGCCTGGGCGCTGGTCATCTCGGTGACGTGCGGCGCTAGCCATGCGACCAGGGCGTCCGCCTTTGGATCAAAGTTATCTGGGTCATTGGTAGATGGAGCCGGCGGCGGAGCCGTCAGGGCGGTTGGTGCGACGATCGTCATTTAGATCTCCTCGAGCTCGAGCCCGATCACAGCTACCTGTGGGGCCTTGGTGTTGATGGTGAACCGCTTGTAGAATCCCAGGATGATGAGCGTCTCGAAGTACCCGTCAGTGTTGGCATCATCGAGGGCGGACCACACCGCAGGAATACCATTCAACTGGTCCCGCAGCTTCCGGGCCCGGTTGACCAGCTTCTTATCCAGCCAGATCTGCTGGATAGTCTTCGGGACATTACGGCGCGGGACCATGGTGCTCGTGTTGCCCTCGAAGTCCCTGTCCACCGTCGAGAAGTTCAGGACGTCGGACTCCGCTTCGTATTGTACGGCCCCGAGGTACTCCTGGGTACCCACCACGCAGGCTCGGCACTTGGCGATCGTAGAGGCTGTTGCTGCCGTCACGGTGAAGGTGACAGTTGCGTTGTAGTAGGGAGGCAGGTTGAATCGGGCGTATGTCTCCTGGGTGGAGAACGCTCCGAAGCAGTACGTCTTCCACCCTATGGTGTTCCGCTTGGTGAGGGTCAGCGTGTCCGTGTAGACCGTGACGCCACTGACGACGACAGTGACGGTGAGGGTCTTGCCAGCCAGCCCGTGGAGTGAGACGGCCTCCACACGCTTGCCCGTAGTGATGGACCACGACAGGGACCCTGGCCTGGAGGTCGCCGTGCTCTTGGTGTAGTCGAACATGGCCCACTTGTTTGTATAGCTCACGTAGAGCCACTTGGTCATGTCCGTCAGGGCTTGCCCGGTATTGCTGGCCACTACTGACTCGTAGACCTTGTGGCTCGTCGGGTCGATGACGCGGTCGCCGAGGGCGTAGGTAGCACCAGCAGAGTAGGACTGGTATGTGTCACCACGGTTGACCCACCACGTCGGACTCGACGCTGGTGTGTGCCCGACGTTGCTGCCCTGCAGGGACTCGTAGACCGTCTTGAGCCCCTTGGGCCCCGGCACACTCACAGTGGCGCCAGCAGCATAGGTGGTGCCGGCCGCGTAGTCTGCCGGAGCGACCTCCGTCGCATTGCTTGAGGCCAGTAGGGCCCCAGTGATAGCCTGCGGGATGATGACCCTCATATTGCCCTCTCCTTAGCTCGTCTTGAGGGTGTTACCACCCTGGGATACATTCAGCAGGATGTCTGCCGTGATCTTCGCGTTGCGCTCCAGCTTCTCGATCAGGACCCGCTGGTTCTCGACCGTGCCGGTCAGGTTGTCGATGGCGGCCACCAGCTCGCGGTTATCCTGCTGGAACATCTTCTTGGTCTGCTCGTGGCTCACGATGCGCGAGGCGCCGGTGAACTCCACCTCTGGGCCGGTCTCGCCGACCATGCGCCAGCCACCATCGTGCTGGCCACCGCTCGCGTAGCCCTTGATAGGCCCGTTGCGGAACCAGTCCCACTCGGTGTTCTCCCAGAACATTGGCTGCGACGCCGGCGTGCCACCTGGGCCGAATACCCCCGGTGGCGCCTGCCAGGTGCCAGTGAACCCTCCGCCGCCTGGCACGCTGCCGCCGACGCCTGGGTCGCTGATGCTGCCGCCGCCCGCTGCGCCGGAGGCACTGTTGAAGGCTGCGATGGCCTGCGCCACCGTCAGGACCGACTTGTCCACGCCGTTGATGGCATCGATCTGGGCCTGCGCAGCTTCCAGCGCCCTGTCGAGGCGGGTCTGCTGCTCGTCGTGGAGCCTCTTGGCCTGGTCGAGCTGCGCCTGGCGGCTGGCCTCGATAGCTGCCAGCATTTCCTGCTGCAGCTCGACCTGGCGGTTAGCAGCCTCCAGCTGGGTCGATGCGGTGTCGCGCAGGTCCCCGATGAGGCTGGCCGCGCGGGCCTGATCGCGCTGGAAGTCCAGCATGGTCGCGTACTTCGAGGTGTCCTGGCTGCCGACCGCCGACAGGGCCTCATCGAGGTTAGGGGTATTGGAGAGCGAGCCCTTGTTCTTCGCGGCCGTCTCCAGCACCTTGATGCCCTCCTCGCGGGTCATCTTGCGCAGGCTGGAGAATGTGGAGGCGACGCGCCCGTACACCGACTGCAGGGCCGAGGCCTCCTTCTGGGCCGCCTGCAGTCGAGCGTTGGTAGCGTCGCGGGCCGCATCGGCCTGGGCGTTGATGAGGGCCACCTGCGAGTCGTACTCCTTCTGGAGCTGGTCCTTGCGGAGGCTGACCGAGCGGGACAGGACGCCCATCGCACTGTCCAGCACCTTCATCTTGGCCTCGCGTGCCGCAGTGGCCTGGGTCGCAGCAGCCTGCGCCGCCACCTCCGCAGCCGACTGGGCGGAGTCGGCCACCTGCTTGAAGGCAGGAGCCAGGGCCAGCAGCTGGACGTACAGCTTCGCGCCGTCCTCGGTGGAGCGGTCGAAGCCGAGCACCAGGTCCTTGAACTGTTGGACGGTGGTGATGCTGCCGTAGCCCAGCTTCTCCATCTGCTCGTGCACGCTCTTCGCCACCGGCGCGAGGCGCTCGGCGTCCGTCAGGAAGTTCTGCTGGAAGTAGGTGAGGCCGCTGACGAGCGCATCCAGCCCGCCTGCCGCGGCGATCAGCTGCTCGCGTGCCTTCAGCGAGGCGATGCCGACGGCGCCGAAGGCCTGCTCGGAGGTCTCGCCCAGGGCCTGCAGCGCGACGTCCAGGGCACTGTAGTCGCCAGCGAGACGCTGCAGGGTGGCCGATGCCGACTCGCCCTCCTTGGAGAAGGTGGACAGGTTCGGCACCAGCTCATTGGCCATCTTGTCTGCGACCGTGGTGAAGAAGTCGGAGATGGCCTTCTGGTTCTCTTCCTCGGTCTTGCCGAACACGATGCTGACTGCCTGGACACGCTCGGCAAGTGCCTTGAGCGAGTCGGCGCTCGCGCCGATCGTCTCGCCAAACCCGCCAGTAATGGTCTTCAGCATGGTGTAGGCATCTGACAGGGCCTTCGCCTGGCCGCTATCCACCGACGCGAGGTCCGTGCCAGACTTGTCGGAGCGGAACCAGCCGCCCTTCTGAGTCCACTTGGCGTAGTTGTTGCCCGAGAAGGAGTTGTCGGAGGCGAGCGTGCCAGTCAGGCCCATCTCGCTGTAGTCCTTCGGCTTCATGCCAAATAGGCGGTTCGCTGCGCCACCCAGCAGGCCGCCTACCAGCGCGCCGAGCGCAGTGCCAATGACTGGTACGATGGAGCCCACGACCGCGCCGATGGCCGTGCCAGTATTTACTGCCGAGTTACCGGATCCACCGCCCCAGGCCGAGTACCCGCCAGAGACGAAGCGACCGCCGTAGACGCCCCCCGCGATACCGGCTACGGCCGTGCCAGCTGCGCCGGCTCCATTGGCGAAGGCCCCATTGGAGGCGATCTGGTTGGTCATCCCCGTGGCGTACATGCCAGACTGCACCGCGTCCGCGATGGACGTGGACAGCTCCGCGAAGCCGCCACTGATGGCCCCGTAGATGCTCTTGCCCATGTTCACGAGGCTGAAGCCCTGAGACAGGGCGCTACTGCCCGAGCCCCCGAGTACTGAGCTGCCAGAGCTTGCCAGCGCCGAGCCGGCGGCAGAGGAGCCGAAGGACCCGGAGATGTTGACCAGCCACTTCTTGAGGGTCATCTGGTAGAGCCAGTCGAAGAAGATGTTCTTGAAGGACTCCTTCAGTCGGGTCGCCAGGTCCTTGCCGCCGTTGGCCACGCTGATGAAGGTGTCGTGCGCGGTGCGGTCGAAACTCTCCCACATCTTCGCGTCCTCTTCCATGATGGCCTGGCGCTGCTCCTTGCTGAGGAGCTTGTACTGCTCCTCGCGCAGGCGGTTCAGGCCTGCGATGCGGGAGTTGATCGCGGCCTCCTCCTCCTGGGACAGCTCGTACGCGGTCAGCTTGGCCTGCTCCTGCGCGAGGCGGAGCTCCGTCAGGGAGATGGCGGACTTGCCGTAGGCCTTCACCTGCTCCTCGGTCGCCTTGACCTGGTCCCACACCTCGTCGGTGGAGGCCTTCAGCGCCTTGGCCTGCTCCTCCAGGGCCTTCTTGTCGGCCTCGCGGGCATCCTGGATGCGCTCGAGCAGGAGGTACTCCTCCAGGTCCTTCGCCAGCTTAATCTGCTTGGCGGCAGTCAGGCGCAGGTTGCCAGCGCGCAGGTCCTCCATGACCTTCAGGGCGTACTTCTGACCGTCGGTCAGCTTGTCGTTGTACTGGAGCTCCAGCTGGATCGTGGCGACGCGCTCGGCGATCTCCTCGCGGATCTTCTTGTACTCCTCCGCCCACTTCTTCAGCAGGTCCAGCTGCTCCTTGGTGAGCTGGTTGCCAGCCTGCTGGACCCTGAAGCCCGCCAGGGTGTCCTCGCGCTCGCGCTTCTTACGCTCCTTCTCATTCTCGGCGACCTTGGCGCGGACGTCGGCGGCCCACAGTACCTTCTCTATGTTGGCGTCCAGCAGGCGGCGCTCCTCCACGGCGTCGGCCACTCGCGCCTCGCCGATCTCCTTCACGGCCTTAAGCCCCTCCGCCATGGAGTCGGCCTTGGCGAACGCCACGGCCTGCGCCGCCATGGCGCCCAGGTCCTTGCCGATGGCCTGGAAGGTGAATGCCACGTTCATGCCGAGGATGGTGATGGCCTCGAAGGTGGTCCGCAGGGCCGCGTGCGCGACGCTGTACTCCTCGGCCTTGCCGGCGCCAATCTCCATGCCGCCGCTGACCGCGTCGACGATCGCCGTCAGATCACTCAGGGCGCCGGACAGGCTGAGCACGGAGGACTGCGCGGTCTCGGCGAAGCCGGCGTTATTGAAGGACTGCAGCAGCATGTCCCAGGTGTCGCCGAGGTTGCTCAGCGCGCCGTCCAGGGTCTTGGACTGCAGCTCCATGCCGCCGGCGAACTTGGTCTCGCCCAGGCGGATCAGGTACTCCTCGATGTTCTTGGCGCTGTTGGTGATCGTGGTGGTGTGACCCTGGAAGGTCAGCGCGACCTTCCCATTCTCCTGGGAGGCCTTGATGCCGAACTCCTTCAGGCGCTCGAACTCGCCCGTGGCGGCATCGGCCACCGCCTCAACCATCTGGTCCAGGCTCTTGCTCATCGCGGCGGCCGTGTTGCCGTAGGCCTGCAGGGCGCGCTCGGACGGCGTCAGGCCCAGGTTGCGGAGCTGGATGAAGGCCTTCGTCGTCTCCTGCAGGCTGTACGGCGTGGAGGCCGCGAAGATCTGCAGGGCCCCGAACGCCTTGGAGGCGTTGGCCGCCGATCCCGTGGCAGTGATGAGGGCGGAGTTGAGCTTGTCGAAGGCCCGCTGGTTCTCGATCAGGGCCTCTGCGGCCTTGAAGGCAGAGAAGGCTGCCGCGAGCAGCTTGGCCTTCTCTGCGAGGCCGTCGGTGGCGGAGGCGAGGCGCTTGGTAGCGCCCTCCGCCTTGCCGGCGTTGTTGGTGAGGTCGTTGAGGCGCTTGCTGGCGACATTGACGTCGCTCGACCCTACTTGTAGTTCCAGGTTGGCGACGTCAGTCATCGGATTCTTCCTCCTCGAAGCTCCCCGACAGGAGGAGCGAGTCTAGCCGGGTGATGGCCTCCAGCTCAAAGGCCGTAAAACTTCGACGCCGGAGCGCGCACCAGGCCAGCAGCTTCTCGCTCGTAAGCGGGCGCGGACCGAGGTCCGTGATGTCCCGCTCCCTGTCCAGCGCCTGGAACCATCTCCAGACGTGGGACGCGACACTGGGGCACTCTCCAACATCTAGCTCCTTCGGCATGACGCCGGTCTGGCGCCACACCGAGAGGAGGTGAGCCCTCTGCGTCGACCCGTCCTTCTCCTGCCGGTTCAGCCTGAACTGACCGCGGGCGAAGGACAGGAGCTCGAGGGTTATACCTTCATAAAAAGCGAGCGGTCGCCGATGGCCTGGTCGACCTGCTCGGCCATCCACGGGTACTTCATATACAGGGACTCAGCCGCCTGGGCGCTGAAGGCGACCGCCTGGCCGTTGAGGACCATGCCACGCCAGCCGCGGGTGCACAGCGCCAGCAGCTCGATGCGGTCGGCGTCCACGTCGTCGCCCAGGTTCAGCGCGGCGCGCTGGCCACCCTTGGCCATCTTGCCCATGCGGCGGCGGTTCTGGTGGGACTGCACGTCCTTGAAGTCCTCGGAGTCCTTGCCCACGACAGTGACGAAGATCGACAGGCCCTTGCCAGTCACGGGGTGGTACAGCTCGACCTCGGCGCCCTCGGCGGCGGCAGAGCGCACGTCCAGGTCGTTCAGGTCAGTCGGTGCCTGCGGCACGGCGGCTGCAGCGGAAGCTGCTTGGGTCTGATTCAGTTGTTCCATTTCCTGCTCCTTCTGGCGTAGTTATGAGACGGCCGCGGGAGGCGCCTAGTTCCTCTCGCGGCCGGTACAGCTGAAGTCCTATTAGGCGGCCGAGTCCTGCACCATGAAGGTGGTGGCCTGCGTGCCGACCGCGGGCACGTCGTTCACCAGGCCCGTGAAGGCCAGGGTCAGGGTCAGGCCCTTCTCGCCGTCGTCCTTGGTGGCGCTGGTCGCCTTGATGCGAGGCAGCGTGAACGCCATGAAGCCAGAGCCCGGGGTGTTGTCAGTGGTGAAGGCACACGCCAGCATGCACTCGACCTCGTCGACGAACAGATCGCGGACGGCGGCGTCCTGGAAGTAGACGGTCGCGCTGCCCGTGACGTCGACAGGGCCCATGAACACGTCGGGGGTGACGTTCGAGCCCACGACCTGGCCGGTCGATGCATTGGCATTACCCGCGATGGTCAGGGCCGTCAGGATCGCCACCGGCGAACCGTTCAGCACCAGGACGCCGTTGACAGCGGCCAGCGACCGGCCGGTGGTGGTGGCTGCGGGCGAGGTGAAGTAGGACGCAGTGCCGCGCAGGAGGTCGCGACCCAGGAAGGTCCAGTCGATGGTCGCCATGCCCGTCGCTGGCAGGCCGATATCTACGTTGGCGACGCGGCAGGAGTCGAACACCTCGGACTGGGCGATGTCGGAGAACCAGTGCTCGATGGTGTAGCAGTCGTTCGTGTGGCCAGACAGCGGGACCCAGGTCTTCTTGCCCGGCTCGACGATGGTGACGGAGTCGCCAGCGGCCTTGGCTGCCACGGCGGAACCGTCCAGGGTGGTCACCGTCATCACCGTCGCCGACAGGGCGATGATCAGCATGTTCTTGCCGTTGTTGCCCACGCCAGTGGTGGTGAAGCCCGATGGGCGGACCACGCGGCCAACGGCGAAGCCATCGGTCAGGTAGGAGCCAGCGCTGCGGGTGAAGGTGCCCTGTGTGCCGGAGGTGGTGGCTGCCGTGACGGTGGTCAGCGCGCCGGTAGTAGACGGGGTCTGCCAGGTCTGGCGGCAGAAGGTCTCGAAGAAGTCCTTGTGCGTGCCGACGGACAGCTCGCCGGAGATCTTGCCGCCGACGGAGCGGGCCCCGTGGCGTAGGTCGCCTCGCTGCATGTCCGGGCGCATCTCGTTGGAGCGGTAGTTGTCCTTCGAGATGTCGAGGTCGGAGGTCACACGGCGCATCTCCTGGCCGCCGGTGGCGCCAGAGATGGGCGCGCCGAAGGACGCCTGGCGCTTGTAGCGCACTTTTTTAAATACACCATTTGCGATAGGCATGGGTTGCTCCTGAGGTGGGCCCCGACGACCGTCGGGATATTGGATATGACTCGCCTAATCATAGCCGGGGCACCACCCCGAAGTAAACCCGTGACGGCGCCTGCGCAATGGTCAGGCGACTCGGTCCACCTTGGCGTCCCAGAGGATGGACAGCCTGCGGCCGTAGTAGCCGCCCTGCGTGCTGGACCGGCCTCGCCTCGTGCCCCGCACCATCGCCGAGGTGGCGTTGAAGGACAGCACGCGCCCAGGGCGGAAGAAGGCATACAGGGCCTGCTCCAGCTGGAGTATGCCAGCCATGCCCGCGTACAGTGGCACGAAGACCTCCACGTCGATGGAGCCAGTGTACTCGTCGAGGCCGACCACGCTGATGGAGGCAGCCTGGCTCTGGTCGAAGACCACGCGGGCCCTGGCCCAGGGAGCATTGGCCGGACGCTCGAACGGGGCATTGGGAATACCGTCGACGGGCACTCCCAGGCTGCAGTCCTGCACGCCCTTCAGCAGGGCGCGCTCGAGGTCGCCAGGCGTCGATGCCTCGATGACCGGCTGGTCGGTGCTGAGGCGGAGGACGACGTCTGTGCCCACGACCTGGAAGGAGCCCACGCCGACGGCCAGGTGCCTGTGAATTCGCAGGGATGCCGGAGTGCTGCTGACCGCGTAGCCGCCAGCCGACGTGGTCAGCTTGTGATGGGCCCGCAGAGCTGCAGGCAGACCAGTCAGCTGGTAGACTGCTGTAGCGGCCGAGAGTGACCGGCCCACCCGCAGTGCCACGGCAGGGGCGCTGACAGCGTAGGAAGTGGGCTGGGCGGTCATCCTCCGACGCACGCGGAGGGCCGCGGCCGACGCACCCAGGCTGTAGCTGCCAGTGCCTGCCGTCAGCACGAAGGCAGCCGACAGGATCAAGCCAGCTGAGTTGCCAGTGAATACATACGTGCCCTTCGCAGCAGCCATGCGGCGGTGGGCTCGCAGGTTCGCTGCAGGCCCACTGACTACGTAGGCTCCGAGGCCTGCCGTCAGCCTGCGCGACACGGACAGCAGTGCTGCCGGAGCCGTGAGGGCATACGACGCCCCCTGGGCCAGGAGACGGCGATGGCCCCGCAGCTGTGCCGCTGGACCTGTGAGGGTGTAGCTGCCCACGGCGGCTGAGAGGCGCCGTGATGCCGAGAGCCCTGCCGCCACGCCCGTGAGGCTGTAGCTTCCGGCGGAGGCGGCCAGCGTGTAGTGGACGCCGACCGCAGCCTTCTGGAGCCGAGGCCTCGAGGCGAAGACCTGCCATGGATTGCGCGTCAGCGAGATGGCCGCGTCGTCCACCAGAGCCTTGCGGATCATCATGCCCTGCACGTAGTCGGTGCGGATGCTCTGGACGATGGCAGTGGTGCTGGACGCGGTGGAGACTGTGAAGCCCGAGCCGCTCTTGGTGCCCATGAGCTTGCCGTTGGCGAACAGGCGCGCTCCTGCCTGGTTGACGACCGCGCAGATGGTCACCACGTCGCCGTCGCTCAGCCCGCTCAGTGTTACGTTGGAGGACCCGTTCCATGCGCCCGCCCAGTCACAGCCGAAGGTGACGCTGCTGGCGGTCTGGCTGAACACGTCCATCGAGTGCTGGAAATCCACCCGGAAGTTGAGCCACTGCGCCGAGACTGCACCCGTACGGAAGATGAAGGTGCTGACCAGCGTGAACTCCTTGACCCCGTCCAGAAGCGCCACCGGGCCGGTGTAGGTAACCCCGGAGTCACTGGACCCGATGAACCTGGTGCTGATGATCCCCAGCTTGTGAGGAGTCTTGGTGAAGTAGTTGTTGTTGTCGCTGAGGGCCGCCGTGCGGTTCGACACCACGTCACGCATGTGACCGCTGGAGCCGAAGGCAGTGGTGTTGGTGCCCGAGAGCCACACGACGTCCTTGGCGATCGGGTTGCCGAGGTCGAGGCGAAGCGGGCCGCCCTGCGGCTGAGCGTACCGCATGGGTTAGATCCCCGTGGCTTCCTGGCCGTAGACCTCGACCGTGATTGCATTGGTTGCACCGTTGGTGATGGTCACGTTGGCGAACATGTCGGGCAGCTCGTACACGTAGGTGACGTCGTTGACGCTGCTGTTGGTCGTGTCCCCACTGGCAGTATGCACCAGGCGCTTCACGCCGGTCGCCTCGCCGCTGTAGAACTTCACGACCGGCGGAGTCGTTGGCGCAGAGGCCCCGTTAGTCAGCTTGACGAACATGCGACCGCCGTAGGCCGTGCGCATGTCCCACTCAGTCGCGTTGACCGACGAGCCGGCCCCAAGAGATTGAGAGGCTAGGAGGGTCTTGGCAGTCTTGGTCGCGCTCATTTCTGGCTCCCATCGATGTTGAACACGGCCTCGGCCACGTCCTGCGCGCTGAGTGGGTCCGGCTCCTTGCCGAGGGCGCACAGCGCGTCGGCCTGCCCCTGCGTGAGGATATCCGGCACGAAGCTCTGCATCGTCGCCTGCACGATTGCCGCGTCGATGCGCAGGCCGCCGCGGTCCAGCAGTGGCTTGACGTAGCGGAAGCGCGCGTCGCCGTTGATGGTGTCGAGGAAGGCCGTGCCAGCAGTAAGCCCCAGCACTTCCAGCACAGTCCCGTTGCCGATCTCATGCGACTTGGGGCGCGTGCGTCCCACCGACATGAGGCGGGCCAGCTCCACGCAGTCGCGGTCAGCAAGCGCCACAGCACAGGCTGGGTCGCTGTGCACCGCCGTGCGCAGGGCGGTCTGTTGTTCAGGGCTCATTGCCTTCTCCTTACGCCAGGGTCAGCACGCCGGCCGCCGCATCGAAGTCGATGGTGAGGTCCTCGGTGTCGTTCAGCGTGACGGACGAGCCATAGTCGTAGTAGCCCAGCAGCAGGTCGCTGGCCGAAGTGTCATTGTAGATGACGGCATAGCGGAAGGCTGCCATCGCGCCGCCAGAGGCCAGGATGACCTCGTCGGCGATGGTCACCTTGGCGGTGCCGCCCGCCTCGGACAGCACGACGGTGTCCAGCGTGAAGCCGCCCGTCACGTAGCCGTTGCCGGCAGCGATCTGGGTGATGTCGGAAAGTTGGGTGTGGGTGGCCGCGTTGGGCGCCGTGTTGGACAGCGCCACCTTGAAGACGTGGCTGCCAAAGTCGTGCTTGCCGCGCAGGATCTGCTCGGCAGCGTCCTGGAATTTGTTGTAGGTTGCCATTGCTCAGCTCCTGGTCGGGGTGGGTGCCTCGCGGTGCCCCGGAGGCTGACGGAATCTGAGGCCATTATGCCCGGGGCTCGCCTGGGACGTAACCCCGTGGGCCTATCGCTGAAGGCGCGCTTCCCAGGAGATGGTGAGGGTGTGACGGTGCTGGCCGTTCACCTCGCGATAGCGGGGACCCGCGCACTTCGTGACGAAGACGGAGGTGTCACCGTAGATCAGCACCCGCCCGTAGCGGAAGAACTCGACGATGGACTTGACCTTCGCCCTGGAGGCGTTCTCGCCAGCCATCAGCGGGTAGTTAAGGTCCAGCTGCATGATGCCGACGTGCAGGTCCTCCCCGCCGTCACCGAGCGTGTGAGCACCAGAGCCGGCGGGCATGATGTGCAGGGCGGCCCAGGGGGCATTCCTCGGCCGGTCCATGCTGGCATTCTCGAGGGCGATTGGCATGCCGAGGTCGACGGTGGCGACGCCGCTGCGGAGGGCCTTCTCCAGGTCTACGATGCTGGCACTCACTTGTAGGCCTCCGCGTTCTTCTTGACGATCTCAGCCCAGCGGGCTGCATTGATCCGGACCATGCCCTCTGGCGCCTGCGCCGAGAAGCCCTCGTACTCGATCCGCTCCACGTACGGCAGGTTGTTGGTGAGGAAGAAGATGTCGGCCAGCGACCCAAGGTTCGCCATCGCCTCTGCTATGACCTCGCCACCGACCTTGTCCTTGCGGTCGGTCGCCGACGTGACGGGCGAGTTGATCGACGCCTGGAAGTTACCGCGCAGGAGGCCCGTGTCGACGGGCGTCGCCTCGATGATCAGCCCGACGAGGTCGAGGATGGATGCGCGGCGGATCTTGTCCACCTTGTCCAGCGAGGTGATGCCGTACTTCGCGACGGCAGCGGAGAAGGACATTGCCATGTCACTTCATCCTGAAGCCGACGCTGAAGATGACGGGCGTGATGCCGTCGACGTCCAGCGGCGTGTTGCCCATGATGAGCCAGGACCCGCCCTCAAATATGGCCTCGTCGCCTGGCTTCGGCACGAAGGTGTGGCCCTGCGCTGCCACGATGGCGAAGCGGACGTTCTCGTCGTCCAGCACGTCCTGGGCGAAGCGGATGTCGAAGGCCTCCAGCGTACCACCTGACGCGGGCAGCACAGCCATCTTGAGGCCCTGCGTCATGGACAGCGTCGGCACCGAGGTCCCCTCCACCAGGTCGGTGACGTAGGTGTACCGGTTGATGGTGACATCACGGCCCAGCTCGGCGATCAGGTCGTACGCCGCGGCGGCCATCTCCTTGTAGAGGGTCGTCATGCTCAGCCCCTGCTCACGGTTCCAGAGTTCCGGCTGCGCAGCAGGCCGACGTTGCGGAGCAGCAGGTCGACTGCAGGATAGCTCGGCACGTCAGCATCCAGCTTGCCCGCCGGAGCCGCCTGGTACTCGGTGCTCGTCTCGATCGGCCCGGCCTTGACGGTCTTGGACTTCACTCGCTGCGAGGTCGAGTCGATGGCAGGATCCGGCAGCAGGTTGCCCTGGGTGAGGTGGCGGTACGCCAGCTGGCAGCAGGCCCTCTCGATGGCCTTCCACTGCGCCGTGCGCAGAAGGTAGGTCGGCTCGAGGGTGTTCACGTCGCGGGGGTAGTTCTCGCGCTGGCCTGCCTCCAGGTATCGGGGACAGGCAGTGCCCTGCAGGGCACGCAGCGGCTGCCCGATGAAGCTGTAGCGGGCATCCATGAAGTCGGTCGCGCTGATGACTGCGGCCGATACTGCTGGGTCAGCATAGGAGGACAGGTCGACCCCACGATCCTGGTAGTACCCGCGCACTGCCGCCACGGTGACGTAGCTGTTGGCTCCATCAGCGGTGCCGTCCTTGGTCTGAACTGTCAGGGTCATACCGTCCTCCTATCTGGTTAGTTGCGCACCGAGCGGGCCTTGGCGCGGGTGTAGCCTTCGGCCAGCTCGTTGACTTCCGCGCGGGTGGCTGGCTTGCCGGTCAGGGCGGCCAGGGCGTCGATCGACGGCAGGTTGTTGGAGGTCCAGTGCGCGTCATTCTCCGGGTCCAGCTGGCCAATAGCCTCAGCCAGCGTCGGACGGCCGGATGGAGCGTCGTCCTCGCCCAGTGCCTGTTCCAGCGCAGCCTGAGCCGCCGCTGCCTCAGCTGCTGCGTTGGCCTCCGGCGTCGGTGCTGCTGGAGTGGCCAGCTTGCTGCCCTCGCCCATCGCAGCCTTCAGCTCCATCAGCTCGGCCGTGTCGGCCGGGAAGACCTCGTAGAACTCGAAGATGCGGGCCAGGGTGGCGGCCTGCTCGGCAGAGCCCTCAAACTGCAGGACGCCGTCGGTGAACTGGTGACCGTGGACGACCTGGGTTTTACCCTTGTTGACGCCCGTGATGCGGAACTCCGTTACTGTGCTCGACATTGCTGCTCTCCTTGTGGTTGGTTGAGATCATATAGTACAAGACCCCGGGGCTCTTGCGAACCTCCGGGGCCTTGGTCAGGCTAAGCCGGGAAGCTTAGTTGGTGATGCCCTGCAGGCAAGCCAGGCCCTTCTCCGAGTACAGCGCCAGGCCACAGTACCACACCACGCGGGTGATGGTCTCGTCGGCGGTTTCCTTCTCGCCGATGTTCTTGACGCGCATGCCGGAGGCGCCGCGGGCAGTCAGGCCAGACAGACCGTGGGAGCGGCTGCCATCGTCGAAGGTGCCTGCGAAGATCGACGTGCAGGTGGTCGTGGCACCACGGGTCTGGTTGACTGGGATCCAGTCGTTGGCGAAGATCGGGATGCCGCGGTACGACGGGATCTTCTTGCCGGACGGCATCGTGTAGATGTCACCAGGGGTGGTGCCGCCCAGGCCGCGCAGCAGGGCCAGGTAGGCACGGCGGGTGCGGCGGGTCATCATGATGTAGTCGACCTCGCCGTCCTTGTCCACGACCAGGTCCATCAGGGCGTCCAGGTCGTCGAAGGACAGGGCAGCACCATTGGCTGCACCGTTGCCTGCGAAGAACTTCTGGCCAGCAGCTACGAGACCCAGAATGCCGGTCATGTTATCGCCGGTGCCATCGCCGTTGACCATCTGGTCTTGGAACTTGCGGCCGCAGCTCTTCGCCTTGGAGGCGACCTGCACGGCAGTCTGGTCGTTGCCGTCGCCGGAGCGGGTGGCTTGGATCAGGCCGTTCACCTCGGCGTCGCCGATGATGGTGGTCAGGGACGAGTTGACCTTGGTGAAGGTCGCAGCCGCCTTGGCGGTGATGGTGGTGCCAACGCCTGCCATCTGCACATCGCCCAGTACGTTCTCGCGGTTGTAGGCCAGCGAGTTGCCGTCGATGTCATCGAAGGGCAGCAGCTCGTAGATCTCGTTGACGGTGATGACGTTCTCGATGACGCCCGCCGACAGT